AGGCATATTCTGATCCAGAACCTATAGAAATATATGGAATAGAATATCTGGACAATGACATATCTCCAGAACTATGCTCATATATCTCTCCACGAATACCAATAATTAAACTTAGATCTCCATCTTTAGATGTATCTACCCAAAATTCATTGTAAAATTCTCTAAGTTCTTTAATAAACTTAGTTTGCATAAATTTATCAGTGTCTTTAATGTTTGGAGGAGTTGGTTTAAAGTTGTGCTTTATTCTTTCACCATCCATTGATCCAGAATAACCAATTAAATAAGGTCCAGACTTCCAGACTTTTGGTGTCTCAAGTGATAGGATAATCCCATCATCGGATGCACCCCTGTCACCAGCCATATACACCTTGTCTTCGTGCTTTAAAGCGACAATACAAGTCATGTCTAACCCTCTCTAAATAGGTAACATTTAAGTATACCATCGCCTATAGAGGTCTGTCAAGTATAAATATTATTCTTTTTTAAATGCTTCATCTACTTCTTTTAGGCTTAGTTTTCCATCATCTAGAAAACCTCTAGCAAGACTCTCAATTACCCTGATAAGCCCTAGGAGCCCTGCCATTAACGCTGAATCTAGAACCTTTACTCCTACGACAGAACCTGCTCCTACAACTGATAATGCAGAAGCAAAAAATATAGCAATACTCTTTATAACAATCTTAGTGATAGTTTTTTTTACAGGTACTTTTGCTACTTTTTTGTTATTCATAATAAGATAATTATATCATTTTATTGCACAAAAAAGGGAGCCAATTTAATGACTCCCTTAATTGTTGGATTAGTTTACTTCTTTAGAGCAACCTTAGCCTTTGGATTCTTTGCATTCCACTTCTTAGCAAGAGCGTTATACTCTGCTTTGTAGGCTGCTGCTGCCTTAGCAAGTGCCAAGTCTGATGCAACCTTTGCAGTCACGGTTGCAGAATCTGCTGCTACCTTTGCATCTGCAAGTGCCTTATCTGATACGACCTTTGCATCTGCAAGTGCCTTATCTGATGCTGTCTTATCTACTGCACGTGCTGATTTTTCTGCAACTAGAGCAGCATTTATTGCTGCAAGTTGTGCATTAAGAAAACCTACCTGTGCATTAAGCGCAGCAATTGTTCCATTAAGATCAACGACTGTAAATGAAGCAACCACAGCCTTAACTGGTGCAGCAAGACCTACAACTGCTGTTGCTTCTGTTGCTCCTGTTGCTGCAACTGTAACTGTTCCTGCTGTAGCAATAGCTAACTTCTCAGTCTTAGATCCCAAAGATAGTTTTGCATCTGCAAGAACATCTGCTGATGTTGATGTAACGATTGACTTTGAGATTGATCCATCAGCCCATGCGCTACCAATAAGTGTAGTTGATACTGTTTCTCCACCAACTGGATTACCAAATACATCTGTTACATTAACTGTAAGAGATGGAATTGTTCCAACTGCCGATGTAGCAGGTACTGAAACTGCAACATTATATGCTGGTCCTACATTTCCCTTAACATAAACAATTGTTGAATAAGCACCATTTGTAATGGTTACTGCCCCAGTTGCTGTTGATGTTGTGAATGCATATACAGTCATTGATACACCTTGTGATCTTACTGAATATGTTGTTGTTCCTGCTGATGCAAGAACTGGTGCTGTTGGAGAATTATCCAAAGCAAGAACAAGTCTTGCTCCACCAGTTGCTGTAAATGAAACTGTAGTTCCAGTCTCAGCAGTTGCGACAAGTGCTACAGCATCTGCTGCATCTACCTTGTTATCTGCTGGTACGTTTGCACTTGCAGGCGCAAGTACTGTTGTAGTATTAGCTACCCCTGCAACTGTTACTGCCAGAGGCGATGCACTTGAAGGTGCAATTACCAAGGCTGTGCTAGTCAAGGCTGCAGCGATGACGATAGCGGCTCTCTTAAATGAATTCATTTTTCTCCTTGTTTGATTAAAGTAATTTATATTCGTCCAGAAAATCCCTGATATCTTCAGGAATTTCTTTGTTATCTAATTCTACCATATCCCTTTGTTTTTGTGCAAGTCGGGATGCAGTAGACCACGTATGGATCTCAATTTCTAGGTTGGAATCCTTACTTGTATGGGATATTGCTCCAAATACCGCCCCACAAACGGCATCTGCCAAGTCCTTAGATTTTTTGCGTGGATGGTCAACTCTGTTATTTTTCATAATTTTAAGTTCACTCATCTCATCAAGCAATAAAGGAATCATTGGCATAGCAACTCTTTCTTCATATATCATCATTGCTAAATCTTCATAATGTTTTTTAGCAACAGAAACAGTATCAGTTCTTATGCCAACAGCCTTTAACTCATTTTGAATGTCAAAAGACTGCCAACGGTCAAACGATACCATTCCAATATTAAATCCTTCTCTACGAAGGTTTTGTATCCATAATTTTACTTCAGATAAATTAACAGGTCCTTCTACCTTTGGCTCCCACCAAGCAACGGCATCAACAATAACAACTGGTGCAACCTGTTGATAATCTTTAATTACCTGAATACTAACCCATTTATCAACATGGGCAATAGCAACTGCACACTTGTCATGCTTTTGTGCAAGGTCAGCGTGTACATAATATGTTTTATCTGGATCTGGTTTAAATCCAGGATCAAATCTTCTATGGCTATCTACAGGATTTCTTAATGTCATACATCTTTCCAGCTTATCTTTTTGCTTAAAGAATGCATCAGATGAATATGTCGGGGTACAAAGGAAGCGCATCATTGCATCTCCCATATCCTTAAAGAAAGACATCTTAAAATCTTCAATACTTCTAGTAGGATTTACTTCCCATGTAGGTCTTTTTAATGCATATACTCTTGGTATCTTGTATGAAATAATTTGATCTTCTTCCCAGACAATTTCAAGTTGATTATCTGGATTATCTTCTGGTAAATCTGGATTAATAATATAAGTATGTCTACGCTCTATTACATCTTTATCCATAATTACATCGTCATACCGCTTTGAAATAAAGTCTCCCTGATATCTTGGAAATGAAAGAAGTACAACCTTGCCCAAGTCTGGGAAACGAGAATCTACAGTACCGCTAAATGCTTTATAAATGTTTTCAGCAGTTTTGCCTTGATCATTTCCTGTTCCTACTTCAGATGCAAAGCCAGATATCTCATCAAGAACTGCCATTAGCAAGTTCAAACCCTCATGCGATTCACGCTCTGAGTGACCAGAGTAAACAGTAATTGATTTATCAAATTCAACAGAGTCAGCCTTTGGATTATACTTTCCAGCAAACCAAGGAGATCTTTCAATCTTAGACTTAAATCCTTTAAAGAATACGTTTTTAGCCTGTTGAGCATTTACTGCAACGTTAATAATATCTATAGCGTCTCCGCTTGGCTTTCCAAAATATCTGGCAGGATCCTTAAGGCAAAGTAGCTTGTAAACAACATAAGCACAAGCAACAGTGGAAACAAAATCTTTTCCACTGCCTTTGCCCAATTGTAAGATGATTTCGTTTTTGGTATATTTTGCATAGTATTTTGCACCTTCTATTGAGCCCATTAAATCTTCTAAGTCTTCTTTTTTATATATCTGACTCATTGCCTCAACAATGTCATACTGAATTACAGACAGAGGAGGTTGTCCTAAAAAGTCTGGGGACTCAACAAATGTTTTTGCATCTACGGGGGTCTCATCAAAATTATTTTCTTTAAGAACTTCTAAAAAATCATTGAACATTGTGGACAACTGTTATTACCTCTCCCTCTTTTGCAATAGAGGAAAGTCTTTTCATGATAATATCTCTAACTTCTGGATGTTCTGAAGCGATATCTCTAAGTATTCCAACAAGGACTTCTTGTCTGCGTTCAATCTCAACCATTTCTTCTGCAAGTTCTTTATTCTCAAGAAGCCCAGCTTTTTGTAGCATGTCAATGCGCTTTGACTCAATATCCATAACAAGCTTAATAGCAGCAGTTTTTGCACTAAGATTATTAGTCATAGATGCTTCATCAATAACTTCATATGACTTAGATATTAATTTACTATAATGTGCATCTGCTCCAGCCAATGCATCTTTTGCACGAGCACGAATAGCAGAATTGTTTGAAGCAGACTCTTTCCACTCATCAAGGTATGCCACAACTCTAACTCTTGTCATTGACAAATCTTTAGCAATCTTGGTTGGGTCACTACCCTTTAAATACTCAGTTACTACATTATTCATTTCATCAAGATGATTAATTAAATCTACTTCACTTGACATATTTACCCTCTAGTCGGTTAATTTCATCTTTAATATAAAAGATTGCTTTTTCAAGATCTTGTATTGTTTTTGATTCATCTTTGAGCCCTGCTCTCCATAAGTATTTAAAAGCATTACCAATATTAAAATTACGATGACGTGTTATTTCAATACACTCAATACCAGATGGATCTGTAGTGTAGTGACGTGGGTGATTGACTTGATCTACCGTAATATTTAAATTATCACTCATAGTCTTCCTCTTCATCATCTTCCCAGTCAAATACTTCTGGCATACCACGAAGTGCTGTTAGCACATATGTAAGTCCAACAGCACTAGTAATTCCTATTACTATAAAAATCTTGTATATTTTATTCATCTTTTAGATTTCCTTAGTCCAAATTTTGCAAGGTATACATAAACAGTTTCCACTGTACAACCACACTCCTTTGCAATCTCCTCTGGAGTCTTTTTATCCATGACATAACGTTTACGCATATAGACTTCTGATGTATATAGTTTACCAGCCATAATATTATTTGTCAACTCCAATAGCCTTATCCCAATTATGAATTGCCCAATGACCAATACCGCAGGCATCAGCAACATCGTAGTCTTCTACCTTTTTATCATAGATAATGTCAAGTAGCTTTGTTGTCCTTTTCTTTCTAAATTCACGCTCATATGTCTTATACCAAGATAAAGATTTACCAGGATTAGCAACCCTTACTTGTTGTTGTTCTTCTTTAGATAGTTTCTTATTACCAAGATAGTTTTGCCATGTTATTGGAGATACCTTGCCTACCGTTCGAATTCCGCACATTGCAGCAGCACCCAAAAGTGCTCCTTGAACAAGTGCTAGATCTGCAGCCGTCTTTGGGCTGTTCATAAAAACGGTATGCTCAATAACTATGGCATCAACATTAATAAAGTAATCAAAGAATGCTCTAGTTTTAATAGCCGCATCTCCAACCTTTTCATATATATCTTTACCTTCAAAGTTAATCTTGCCAACACTATCTAACTTACCCTCAATATAAATAGCAAAGGCAAGACTATTCGTGCTAGCATCTATAGCACAAAGTCTTTCTGGTTTAGTCTTGTTCATAATCAAAAAACCCCTTTACCTCTTTTAACATTTTTAAAACTGCTTTCTCACTAACATTACAGTTAGAGCAAAATCCAGAATCATTATAGATAGATAGTTGAAGACCACATCCGCCAATGCATATTCTTACTTTGCCTAATCTTTTTTGTCTTTTTGTAAACTGATATCTTTCAGCAATCTTATCTTTTGTAGCTATGTCTCTACACTCTTGGCTACAATAAATTTGATAACTTACTTTTGGTTCAAAATGATTTTCACATTCAAACCTATCACATCGTTTCACTCAGTTCCTCCAGAGATGCAATCTTTATAACTCCCGCTTCTGCTTTATCGCAGTCTGACTTTAGTGGGCAGTTCTTGCAAATCTTTGAGTTTGCTCTGTAGTTTTTCATTGGAAGTTGTTTTTCTTCCCATGCTTTACGAACAACCCTCATCCATTCAAATGCTTGATCTATCCAGTTAATATAGTTTTCATTAATTTCAACTGGAATAGCAAGTAGTTCGTGGTTGTTTTTATTTTCGTAAACAAGAACACCCTTGGCCTTCTTAAGAACCTTCATATAAATAAGTAACTGAATTACATGACCAGCCTTTGGTTTGTTAGTTCTTTTTCTATATTCAAAAACCATTTCATTAGTTGTTTTTACTTCAACAACTACTTCTTCTTCTTGCCATTTAACTAATCCATCTACTTTACCATAGATAGGAGGGTCTGATTCACGCAAGTCAAACTCTGTATCAATTAAAATTCCAGATCCTACAAATGCTTTTCCAAGAATGCGCTCATGTGAAATAATTCCATTAGTCATATTTGCTACATCATATGGAGTGTT